GAACAAGAAGTAGATCGTATAGACCGGCTTCAGTTGGCTTTATGGCCTAAAGCTATGAAAGGCGATGAACGCTCTATTTCCACTATCGTTCGCCTTATGGAACGCCGAGCTAAACTGCTAGGCTTAGATGCACCTACACGCATACAACAGGATGTAACAACTTGGACAGGCGATGAATCCATTGACAGAGCAGTTAGAGACCTTGCCGCGCTACTCACCGCAAACGATGCAGATAGCTCAGGCGAGAGTGCAATGGCAGAACCGACAGGCGAGAGCCTCGCAATTACCACCGGAGACGGATTGGAAGAATTGGCTGATCCTCTCGGGGAGAGGTTGGGGCAAGACCCGAACGGGAGCGGAGTGGATAGTTTGGAAAGCACTCAGCAACCCGAAAACTAGATGGGCGGCTATCGGTGCCACTTCTGCCGATGTGACCGATACTATGTTTGAAGGCGAGTCCGGGATTATCTCGGTACTCAATAGGTATGGCATTTATAGCGATAGCGATTACAACCGCTCGCGTAACGCCTATGTATTGCCTAACGGCTCGCGCATTAAAGGGTTCTCGGCAGAAAAGCCAGACCGACTTCGTGGCCCACAGCATCACGGCGGATGGGCTGACGAGTTAGCCGCGTGGCAATATCCCGAAGCGTGGGATCAATATCTATTTGGACTTCGCTTAGGCGATGAGCCTCAGACGGTTATCACCACGACCCCTAGACCTACTCCGATTATTAAAGGTCTTATCAAAGACCAAAACACTTTAGTTACTCGCGGATCTACTTACGAGAACGCCGATAACCTCGCCGCCTCTACTCTTATTACGCTCCAGCAGAAATACGCGGAGACTCGACTTGGTAGGCAAGAGCTATACGGTGAAATCCTAGACGATAACCCCGGCGCGCTCTGGACTCGTTCTATGATTGAAACCTCTCGCGTTACTACTATCCCGCCTCTTATGCGCGTTGTCGTAGGTATTGACCCCGCCGTAACGAGCGGAGAAGATAGCGACTCTACGGGTATCGTTGCCGCCGGAATGAGTAACGACGGGCATTTCTATATTCTCGAAGATGCCACGATTAAAGCCAGCCCGCAAATCTGGGCGGAAAAAGCAGTATCTATCTTTGAAGCACATAAAGCAGACCGCATCATCGCAGAAACGAACAACGGCGGAGATTTAGTGCTTCATCTCTTACAACAAGTTAAGCCTACGGTTCCCGTTAAGAAGGTTACAGCCTCTCGCGGTAAAGCCGTAAGAGCTGAACCTATCGCCGCTTTATACGAGCAAGGCAGAGTTCATCACGCCGGTTATTTCGCGCTACTCGAAGATGAGATGTGCGAGTGGGAGCCGGGAATATCCGATAAATCCCCAGACCGGATGGATGCTCTCGTTTGGGCTTTAACTGAACTTTCCGAAGGCTCGAACACTCTTAACTTTCTTTCATCTCTTGCAGTATTTTGCCCCGGCTGTAAATCCCCATTACCTAAATCCACCCGCCTTTGCCCTAAGTGCGGAGCAACAATAGGAGAACCCGTAAATGCCCTCCCTCTCAATATCACAAACCCCGGATCCGCTTAATATCCAAGTACGCCAAAATCAGGAATGGGCTATAACTTTCTCTTATGAAGATTCTAACGGAGCGGCAATCTCACTTGCTGGCTATACACCGTTGTTGCAACTGCGTACTTCTGCGCTCGCTAAAACAACTGCCCTTAGCCTTACCACCGCTAACGGATTAACTTTTAACGCTACAACACTTCCGCAGGTTCAAGTCTCAGCGGGTATGGCTGTAGCTCCCGGCAAGTACGAATGGGATCTAAAACTTACACCTTCAAGCGGTGAAGCTATTTATCTTGGTCGCGGAGTAATCCAAGTAGATGCAGAGGTATCTCGCTAATGGCTGACAATATTGTCGTAACCCCCGTTACCCCTCAAATCGTTGTCTCTGCCGCTGGTGCGCGTGGTGCTCAAGGTGCTACGGGTAGTCAGGGAGTGCAAGGGGTACAAGGCACTCAAGGATTACAGGGCGCGGTAGGAATTCAAGGAACACAAGGATTACAGGGCGTTCAAGGTACTCAAGGTTTTACGGGAACTCAAGGCGCGACAGGTATTCAGGGAACGGTAGGAGCGCAAGGACAGACCGGCTCTCAGGGAATTGTAGGTATTCAGGGGGCAACGGGAACTCAGGGAGCGCAAGGCACTCAGGGACTTCTTGGCTTACAAGGCGTTCAGGGAACTCAGGGAATTCAGGGATTACTTGGGTTTCAAGGAACGACGGGAACTCAAGGAGCTCAGGGGACTCAAGGAGTTCAGGGTCGGCAGGGTACGACGGGAATTCAGGGTGCAACCGGAACTCAAGGCATTACGGGACTACAAGGCATTGTTGGATCTCAAGGAACAACGGGAACGCAAGGCTTAACCGGAATTCAGGGAAACAACGGCGCACAGGGAACTATCGGCGCGCAGGGAACTCAGGGAATTATCGGAAGTCAAGGCGTTCAGGGTTTCGGCGATAGATACGCTTCGACTTCTACGACTTCTTTCGCTCTTGGTATCGGCGGCTCGCAAACTATTACCGTAGCAACCGGGCTTTCATATTCTGCCGGACAAACTATTATTGTCGCTAACGATTCTACGCATTATCAAATCGGAACAGTTAGCTCGTATGTAATTGCAACCGGCGCACTAACTTTTACTAAAGATTCTATTGTTGGTCTAGGTACTTTCGCATCGTGGACAGTTAATCTTGACGGAGCGGTTGGTATTCAAGGCGTTCAGGGAACTATCGGAAATACGGGAGCGCAAGGAACTACGGGAGCTACTGGCTCTCAAGGCGTTCAGGGCGTAATCGGTATTCAAGGTTTAACGGGTATTCAAGGTTCAGCCGGTTATATCGGAGCAGACGGAGCGCAGGGAAGTACGGGCGCGCAAGGCTTGACGGGTATTCAAGGAACTACAGGCATTACCGGCTCGCAAGGTATTACCGGGGCGCAAGGAACGACGGGAGCGACAGGCTCGCAAGGTACTACCGGGCTTCAAGGAACTACCGGAGCAACCGGATCTACGGGTATTCAGGGAACTACAGGAACTCAAGGTGCTATCGGTTCTACCGGAGCGCAGGGAATTCAGGGAACCGTTGGTATTCAAGGAAGCGTAGGAACGCAAGGCGCAAACGGTACTAACGGGGTTCAAGGAGCTACGGGAACGCAAGGTTCTATAGGCGCGCAAGGAATTACCGGAGCGGGTACGCAGGGTATTCAAGGCACGCAAGGGCTTTTAGGTACGCAGGGAATTCAAGGAACTACTCCATCTGCTTTTGCCGTAGTTTGGAAGAAAACCGCATCGGGTGGAGAAACTTCTTTATCTGGAAACGATGACAATTCCGTTTCGCTTTCTTACACAGTCGGGCAAGAACTTCTGTATATTAACGGCGTTTTACAAGTTCGCGGAAGCGATTACACAGCATCAACGGGTACAACGATTACAGGGCTTACCGCACTTATAGCTAGTGATATAGTTTCTATTTGGTGTCCCACATCTTTCAATGTCGCTAACGCTTATACAATTACACAATCAGATGCAATAACNGCCAATATCCAAACTCAAATCGTGATGGGAGCCTTGTAATGGGCGTAACTTCTAAGGCTTTATATCGTGGAGCTGCTACTACCACGCTAACTACAACTCTTTACACAGTTCCTAGCGCAACAACAACAGTAGTTACTGAAATTATGATTTCTAATACCGATACATCGCCAGCGACATTTACAATTTACCTTGACGGAGTAATTATTGCTCCCGGCGTAACAGTAGGGGCAAAAGACACAACAGTTATTCCGTGTAAGCAAGCTCTTGCGGCAACTAAAGTTATTCAAGGTGGAGCATCGGCAACTACTGTAAATATCTCGATCTCGGGCGTGGAAATTGCCTAATGGCTGACATCTTTCGCCTATCCGCGCTATCTGAAAACACTAACCTTCAGACTCGCTATAACAATATGCTTGCTGGAAATCTACCTGCTAACGGCGTTTATGAGTCGATCCAAACTGTCACAGTAGGCTCAGGTGGAGCATCCTCAATCTCCTTTAGTTCTATTCCTAGCACATACACGCATTTGCAGATTCGTTTGTTTGGTCAAACTAACCGTGCAACTTATGGACTTGAAGATGTATCTTTCCGATGCAATGGTGATACTGGTGCAAATTATGCTTGGCACTATATGTACGGAAATGGAAGTTCAGCAGCATCAACCGCTGGA